ACCAAAGTACACCAGAAAAAGAACCGTAGCCATAGTCACAAGCCCTAAACTTAACCCAGTTACTAGGGATGTGAAAAGGTTCAACAACATGAATATCACGATTGAACTCAGTAAAGGCTGCTCCTTCTTTAATATCCCAATCGCCTTCCAGAAGCTGCCTACGCTGTTGCTCTGGTAAGGAAAGAAGCATGGCTTCGTAATCACCGCCAGAAGAGAGGTATGGGTTATCAGATAGTCTTGCAGGGATAAAGCGTCTTTTGAATAAAGACTTTCCAGCCTTCTCATGTCCAGCTGGGTATCGTAACACCTCTCCTGTTTCAATGTCTGTCGCATCGAATGCCTTTCCATATGGGGCAGGGTCAATGAACATTTTCTTGACCCAATGATGTCCCCGTCCACCGGGGTTAGTTGTTGCCCTCATAAAGATTGGCAAGTCTGGTGCAGTGGACCTTAGACGAGAACGCATATAGTTCCATGCGTAGGGTGTGGACCACTGTGTTAATTCGTCAAACCCTATCCAGCTAAATGCCAGACCCTGATAACGCAAGACATCTTCATCTCTATCCAGATAAGACATCCACAACCTTGCGCCAGATGGTGCAGTCCACTGCATCTTTCGTTCTGACCACTTAATACCGGGCCAGATTTTTGGGTACAACTCCTGCGATTTAAATATAAGTTCTCGCAGTTCTTCAGTTGTATGTCGTAACATCAATCCACTAAATTGTGGATGCCCCATGTATCGTAGTGGGTCAGCAAGCATGGCGTATGACTTACCGCCCCCTGCACTGCCGCCGTAGAGAACTTCACGTTCCGATGCGGCAAGAAATTCTGTTTGTGGTCCGGGGTTAGGCTTGAAGAGTACGTTTGCTGTCTCTTCAATACTAGCTGTTTCATACTGAGTTTCATGTGAAACAGGTACAGTTTCTTTTATTTCAACCGTTGGCTTTTGCGCCTGTTCTTTCTTCTTTGAGGGCTTCCGCTTTGGCAATTGCCTTTTTCGCATAGTCTGCCCACTTGCGGAGACTTGCAGCTTGGTTCTTACGCTGTCGCTCATTATCTAACCGTTTCCTCAAACCCACATGTGAAATATATCTGCCACTGTTCTTACTTAACCAGTTAGCTACTTCACGATATGAATACTGCCTTACATGTTGTCTTGCTTTTTCTAGCAAGTCTAGTTCAGTCTTGATGGGGTCAAGTATGTCGGGGTCATCATCGTTCAGTTTATAACCAAATGGTACAGTCCGTGCTATGCGTGGTATCTGTACCCATTCGTTTTCTTCTTTAATATCTGTCGGCTGTGGAAGTTTCCATTTGCCTATACTGCGTGTCATTTTCTTTTACGTCTGTCCACTGTAGAAAGAACCATACCACCTTTGCGATAGTCAGATGCTCCACGAGATTTTTTAGTTACTGCTCCACCTTTATTATAGTCAGAACCAAAACCCATATAATTGTCTATAATCTCAATTATTTCAGATTTTGTTAAACTGTCAATTTCGTAATCGTCATCAGAGAACTCCATCTCTCGCAAAGCATTTCGGAGTGTTTTTACACCTGCTTTTTTGTAACCTTTTCGTAAGGTTTCTTCTGAATCCATTAAACCCATTAGTCATCATCCTCTTCTGTGTTTGCTTTAGGTGGCATAAGCATAACACCGCCACTTGTTTTGACTTCCATCTTTTCTGTTTTTACCAAACCTACACGGTCAAGTAATTCTTTGGCAGCAGCCATCTTATCACGAATACCAAGTTCAGTTGGGTCGTACAGCGCACCTGTCATTGCAAGTGCAGCCTTTGGCGCATTACGTGCCATGTACATCTGAGTGGCTTCAAGAATCTCTTCTTTCAAACCTTTTACAATAGATGTAGTAGGTGTACCATCAGAATAGCCAGCAAGTTTTTTAGCGGCAACCATGTCACCACCTGCCTCGTCAAACAGTACGTCTAAAAACTTCTGCTGCTTTTCGTTTAACTCTCTAGCCATTTACTTACCTTTTTTCAAGCAAGCCTTTGCCTTCTTGCATTTAGTAGGGGTTTTACAACCTTTACATAGTTTCATTGCATTTCTCCTGAATACATTGCGTGTGCTAATTTTGTACTACGTGATTTTACCTGACTTGCCCACCTGCTGTCAAGCATTTCTTTTGCTGCGACTGTAAAATTATTATCATGTATAGCAGCCCACATCTTTTTAAACTTACACAGACGAGGAACACCCATATTAAATGCCATGTCCATGAGTACAAGTTGACGTACAGCGTCTAATCCTGCGATGCAAGTATGGGCATCCAGCAGTTCTTTTTCGACAATCTGTACGTCATTCTCTGCTAGAAGTATGGCATCTGCTTCTGTAATGCCAAATGAATACACGTGGTCAATGCTGGCAATTCCCATGTCTTCCAGTTCTTCGTCACTGATGCCACGGTCTTCTAGGTTTCTACCAATTCCAATAGTGTCAATGCCCAAGCTATCTTTATAAACTTGCAGCACTAAACCTTCATGTTCAATTAGTTTTTGTATGAATATGCTTTTATCGTATTTCATCTGTTAAGTTTTCTTGTGTTCGTTGCCCATCCAAATTCCAAATGCACCTGTCATAGCACCCATTACAACGCTTACAAAGGCTGACTGTGGTGCTGTCGGGTCTTCCAAGTTCATAAACCACTCCGCACAACGCCAACTCATTAGAGTTATCACTAGCATCATTAGACGTGGAATAATTTTCCATTCTAGGATTTGCTTTGCACTCACTTAGTCAAACCCTTTGCCTTTTCAAATGTCCTCAAGCCGCCAAGTCCTAACATGCCCATAAGTACCGTCATCAAACTACCCATGTCAAACTCTGGTAATTCAGGTAATTCTACACCAGCCATGCTTGCACCAAAAATAACAAACGGAGAAATAACAAAGTGCCATGCTAACGCAACGCCGCATGTCCAGCCAATAAATGGTCTCCAACCTGCAACAAAGATATTGCGATGCTTTGCTTCTGCTGCATTAATCTCAAGCTGACCTTTGGACAGTTCTTGTGCATGGCGTTGTGCCATAGTAGCAAGGTCATGTGCTAGTTGTGCTTTTTGGTCTTTGTCTTCAATAAACTTATCAAGTAGACCCGTTACTGGTCCGATTAATGCTTGCAGCATATCTCTGTCCTATCTCATATTTGAGTATCTCTACTCGTGTTTCCAAATCAGGAAACTCTTCACGTAATAACTTTATGTTACATGCCTCTGCGAAACTGTGCAGTCTTCTTTGCAATTCGCTTCGGCTGTCGTACAAACTGTTTTCCTGCACGTGTACCTTCTCTCTTTGCCTTAGTTGTAGCAGAATACTCTGCACTTGTCAAGGACTTTATTGCTTTTTCAGGTAAATAGCGTTCACCTGTCTGTCCAGATGGCTTGCCACTCTTTGTGCGCCACTTTTGTTTTGTCCATGCCTTGAGACTTTTTTGTGGCTTTTTCATTAAAGCATTCCCCTACGTTTAAGTCCGAAGTATATTACAATAGCAAGAACACTGAGACCTACAATACATGCCAGAGATAATACAAGTGTTTCTAGTATTTGTTGTTTACGTTTACGTGCAGCTTTTTCTGCTTCTAATCTAGCCTTACGTGCTTCCGCTTGAAACTTCTGCCAGTCGTTCCATAATCCGGGACGACCTACATATAACATTATTTGTTTTAGTTCTTCTTCTTTTTCTTTGATAGCTTCAAGAGCCATAAACTCTTCAAAGTCGTTACCCCTATAAAATGGACTATTCTTTTTATTTGATACTTTTCTTTGTAAATCTTCTTTGCCATCTACAAACTTTGCAATCTGACTACCAACACTTGCAATGTCACGTCCGTTGCTTATAGCTTGTTTAATTACTCCGAAGGCTGCGTTAGCAGCGGCTAATTCTGCTAACATTTAATACACCTCGACTGTGCCTTTCTTTAGATACTTAGGTATGCAATATGCGGTAACACGGTCTCTTGGGTCCATCCAATCCACTGAGCCGTAACTTCCGTAGCGTTTGGATAATTCGGCTGCGAAAAAATTGCAGGTGGTAACACTTTTGAAATACATATCTCCACTAGCGAGGTAACGACTTTCTCCAGTGCCGATATAAACAACGAGCAGGAAGACGTGTAACATTCCGTCATCGTTTTACCATTCTTGCCATACCTCTACCCAGTTTAGGTAGTGGCCTATTAACAGGTTTACCATTACGAGGACGCATGGGCTTTGAAGGTTTAAGTTTTTTTGGCATTTTAGGAAGTATACCTATTTTGCCAATAGGGGCTGGAGTTGGAGGATTGCGGCGAACTTTTACTTTTTTTTGCTTTCCACCTTTGCCTACAACAGTAGGATTTCCAAGTCCGGGTGTTATTTTGCGTTTTATTTTGCGTTTTATTTTGCGTGATATTTTAGGCATGTTTACCATGTCTATCTCCTAGGCTTTATATCCACCGCCAGCTTTTTTATAGGCACTAGCCAGCATTTGTGCCTTACGTGCTGACCACTGTCCGGGTTTACCACCCTTGCTGCCAGCTTTAATCTTTTCAAATAATCTTTTTCTCATGGTTGGCTTAGTGTAGTTGCCAGCTTCATTAACTCTACTTT